AAAAGCCTGGTAAACACCAGGCTCTCCACAAGCTGCTGACGGGAATCGGACCCGTAAAATACAACGGTTTTATGCGGTTTCCAGGCTCCGTGTTGCATATCGTGTTGCATATTTCCGAAGATGGTATACTATTTATAGAAGCGTCAGTGTAAAAATCTGGCGCTTTTATATTGAATTAGAATCCTCTATGTACCAGATTTGCTGGGCGCCATTATCCTGGCTATGCCAGCAGGCTCCCTCCAGCAGTCCATTCGGTGTCGGGTCGAAATAGTACCAGTCTCCTGAGCCGTCCTCCGGGTCGCACACGGTGCCATTCCAGCGGTGCCAGCTGGTGCAGGCATAACCATCCTTATTAAATAAGTACCAATGGTGATTTATGACACACCACTTATTAGCCGGGTAAGTTCCATCTGGTCTGCGGTACCACCAACCATTATTATCCTTAATCCACCCAGTGCGCTCCTGCTCAGTCCAGGTTTTCATGAATTGTTCTGGATTTTGGTACAATTTCTTGATACCACTGGTGGAGCTGCCCCAATCAGGAAGTTGAAAATGTGGCTTGTCCACAGGAGACTTCCAGTTTCCTCCCCATTCAAGACCGATAGATACACCAATAGCACCCACGCGGTTAAAAAAGTCGCCAATTTCGTTATAGGCTCCAGCGCCGTCATTGCGGAATATATCAAAAGCCGTTCCCCACTGATGATAGGAGCTGTAGCTGCTGCCGGGAGCATTAGTAACAATATTCCCTGGCTGGGTTCGCCCTTGGGCGTATAGTGCATCCTGTTCTGCCACGGTCCGAAGTGTCTCGCCTATCTTAATTTTTAATCCCTGTTTATTGCATTCATCCACCAATTGACCTGCTAAAAGCTGTAAGCGTGGATGGCACAATGTGATATCTCTCATAATCATCCTCCAATTATGCTGTTTTTCTGCTGCTCTGTAATCCATCCAATTGAGACGGCCCGGTTGAGTTCGGCAACAGTTAATGGACCTTTACCATTGTTATATAGCCTTTTTAATGTTGTATACATGTTACACCTCCAGCTGACTTAAAATTATTGCATCCACTGTATCTTGCAATGTCCGCACTGTATCCCGGATATCTGGCCTACGAAGTTTAACAACCATAATGGTATCCTTCACTTCATTGGTTTCATAATTCGGCTCTTCCTCGGTTCCGGTATTTACTGTTTCAGATGAAATGACATAATCCATTTTCTTGCGCATCTCAACCAGCTGAGTAAATCCGGTTTTTACTTCCATCGGCTGACCGTCCAAACCAAGTATGTAAATTTTTTCTGTATTTGTCGGATTAAATTCGGATTCTACCGTTTCAAAACTATCTAGGACGGGAAGAAACGACAGGGTTAGGTAATCGCCTGATTCTTCCACTCCGTTTGTAATTAAGTCGTATTTTGTGTTGTTTAATAGTTTTAATTGGTTCATTTTACTCCTTTCATAGGTATGTTTTTATATAGCAAATAGCAATTTATCAGGTAAAACGAATACCAGTGACTTTAATAATTTGAAAAACTCAATTGTTATGGTTAATGTCACTGGATTTGCAATTGGAATTGATGGTAATAATGTTATAATCCAGTGGTTGACCGGAGCGAATCGAGAATTTGGCTATGCACTCAATATTGGAACCACGGATGGCACGATGCAGTTTTTCTATCGTGAGAATGGTACGTGGAAACCCTCATGGAACAAATAATCACTTGGTCCATTTACGAGTCCAGGTTTTACCATCGTAGTAATCATAAAAAATCTGGGTATCGTTCATCCCGAGTGATAATATAACGCCGTCCCCATATTGCTGCTGAAAAGACCAGTTACCATCACCTGCGTAAGCAATGATTTTAATCGGGCCACCACTCAGTTCCACTTTTCCATTAGCCGCCGCCGCAACATTGGATACATTTGTCAAGTCACTACTATTGGCTTTTTGGCTTAAATTGCTATTTAAGTCATTAATCGCGCGTTGCATCGAATAGGCCAGCGAGGATGACGGAACTGTGGTTTGTGAATTTGTTTGAACGGTTGAAATAGAAGTCTTTTTAATCAAATTATTAACAACTTCGTTTGTAAGATAATCAATCAGACTTTGTGCAGATACAGACTCACCCACATCTCCAATTGCTCCATAAGTATCCTTTGCAACAACATCTGCTAACGCATTGGCACTAAATCCCTGTGCCATTAATATGTAATTTATCTTATCATTATTTGGTGTTATACCAGTAACTGTACGAAGGGTAATGTACGTACTATTTTCGTACAAAACCATTGTAAGTTGTTCGTAAGTGGTGTCTGGATTATATTCGCCACCATTTGTTATCATCCATTTACCCAAATCTGTTGTTGCCATTATGCCACCTCTACAATTACATGATTATTTGAATCTATCAAAAATGTTACATTTTTTCCTTGTTTACACATTAAGTGTCCAGTACCATTATCAAGGAAAAATTCTGGGAATGTTAGTTCCGAAAAGGATGCTGCTCTATCAGCTTCTATTTTCGCCTTTTCGCTATACCATTTACTGTTGTCATTATCTTCGTTATCACGGCTTGATGTTCCACCCACCGCCCAGCTCTTTGATGCGATATAATATTGTTCCGAAGATGTTGCCGCAGTTTGCGCATCAAGCATATATTGTCTGATAGTGGTCATGACAGACTGTTCCAACTTTGATAACGTAATTGACCCATCCACAACCTCTGCGGTGATTGTTCTGTCACTGATTTTCATGGAGATTGTTGCTGTACTGTCAACAGAATATACAAACCTGGTTAAGTCAATAATCTTTTCTGTCCCATCTGCAAGCTCAAGTACAAGTTCATTATCATCTGTGATATGAAAATTTACAACGACCTTTTCAATCGCTAAATCATATGTTTTTGTCGTGCCATTTTTTAACTTTACCGTAAGAATACCAGTATTTACATCCAACGTAACATCCTGTACCATGGTATTCACTTCGGATAACTCTGCCTTATCTTGCGACAGTGATAAAATATGTTGGGCGCATTGCAGAATTCCACTATCCATATGTCTGAGATTTCGCTTTCCTAATGGAGTGGATTTATCTGGGAAATTCAGCCACCCTACAATTGTATAGAAAATGCTATCCAGTCTCATTGCCGTCCCCTTCCACGTTATCCTTATTTTTTATTCTCCCAGTGTCAATGATATTGGCCGCAATCGAAATAAGCTTTGCATTTTCAAATCCAGATACTTGTATGGAGTTGATGCAGTCTGCTAACCTACGCACATCCTCATATTTGAACACTACTATCTTGTCCATCATTCTCCCAACCTTTCCAATATGTGTTGAACAGCTCCGGTCAGAAACGCAATATAATTTTTGTATTCTATACCATACCTTCTGTGTTCCGAAAAATAGCTTACAAGTTGATAATCAAGATTCATTTCATCTGATATTTCCTTGACATCTTGGGCGATAAAACCCGTTCCCCTAATTCCATTGTCAATCAACGTGTAAGCGACAGGTTTCAACCTTTTTATTACTTCAATACATGTATCTGTGGGTATGTCTTGTATATCCCGCTTTTCTCTTCTGTCAGATATTTGCGTCCATCCACCACCATATACCATACCGGTACAATATATGCTCTGAGTGTTTATCTTTTCAAGCGACCCTATGTCTGCCTCTATTTCTCCATTACAAACTATTCCTCTTTCAGCATATATAATTCCAGTGGCATTAAATGTAGCTGCTGTGATTTTTGCATTTTTGGCTTCCACAATTCCACCAGAAGAAACAGTGAAATTACCATTTCCTATGTTTATACTCCCACCAACAATTGACGCACCGGACACAGTACCCGAAAAAGTAGCATTTCCACCACTATCAACAGTCATATTTTTAGCATTGATTGTAAAATGTCCCGTTGTAAGTTCGATGGCATTTCCTGTCACCTTTAATTCGGAGTTTATTTGTGATGTAACATCCCCCTTTTTCACCATAAGCGAGATTTCATGGGCTGTTTGAGTGAATTTTGATGTGGTTTCCTGTTCAAGGTTGGTTAATTCATTGGATACTTCCTCAACTGTACGCTTTAAAATTGCAGATAGCCCTTTTACCTGAATGATTTCGCTTTCTATGTTAAACTTTCTTTCGAGTTCTTGACTTCCCGTGCTAGAGAAATAATCCATTGCACCTTGTATACCTGTCAAATCTCGTTTCATGACAATGGTATTTATAATCCCATCCGAAGTCACTATCTTAATTCTGTCTCCCACTTCAATCCATGGTGAACCATTTGTTGATATTTCTGCCGGACAATAAGATATGCTGCTTATCACAGATTTTATGTTATTGGCAATCGTAATCATTTGGGATGTGTTTTTTCCATACACAAGCGGATTTCCTTCAATGACATAGACATTATTCCCATCACCTTCACTGGTTCCGCCTATGTCCCCATCTTCCTGCTGTATTTTCACCGTGTCAATATCTGGTACATTGTATTCTTCGCTCTCAACGGTCTTATATACGGTGATTTCTACACTTATATCATCTTTCTTTGGTACAGAAACATATCTTAGTTCACCATTTTTAGTAATATTTCCAAATGTGCCATTGATTTGGCATATATACTTTAATACATCCCTCCCATTAAGTGATGATGGTTTAAGTGTCTTTTCTACTTCCATATCATCGTTTATTAATTCCGTGTTTTCTACTTCATTCACTCCAACAAACTCACACAAAGAATTTCTAAATGCTTTTAATGTCATCGGAAATGACAGAAGATTATACCACCCCGATACATCCGCATCAAAGCGTTTCATACGGTCATATGCAATGATTTTTCTGGTATCCTTATCTTCCTGCTTGGGTGTGGAATCAACCGTAAAAAGTCCCAATACAAGTTCATATTCTCCGAACTGTTCAGATACAAGGAATTCTTTTCCCGCAATGTTTTTTGACAATCCTGACACAATAATCTCAAACTGCGAGCATTCACATGCGCCAAAGCTTAAATCCTCATCCGATGACAGACTTTCCATTATCTTCATGCTGTCAGATTGTATCATATCATCAGAAATGACGAAATCTATCGCATCAGAATCCATTTCTGACGGATAAAGTTGTTCTGATGGAAATAATGTCTCTGATGGGTACAATGCTCTGTAATCATCCTTATAGAACATTAATTTAAGTTTCTTTCCACCATATGAATTATATAAATCCTTGAATTTCTGTTCTACATCTAACATATCAGCACCTACACTTAATACTGAATCATTTCCAGGGTAAATGCCTCATATTGCATGTCACCTGTCTCATTGTCATATATATGGCTAACTGCATATTCCGTGTCAGGAACATAAAATTCACCTGTGCCATACACACATGTATCCAAGTTCCAATATGTAACTGAATACTTACGCTGCGTTTCATCCAAAATTCCGTCCGCTTTTATGCTGTTCCAAAGGTCTTTTTCTCGCTGAGTCAGCGGTCGGATTTCCAGGTTTAATGTCGTTTTATAATTTGGAGAGGTAACACGTTGAAGAGCCTCCGTGTTATCCCTCCATGCTTTTTTTTCAATTCTCTGGTCAGGAGTTGAGGCATAACGGGTAAGAAAAGAATTGGGAAGCTGATGACTTCCAAACATAACTAGATATCCCCTGTAATCCTTCTGCATACCGCTCACTCCTTACGCTAATAGTGGATTGCTCCCTGTTCTGTTCTTTTCCATTCGGTTCCTCTTGACTACAGTGTCATAAATAGCCTTTCCTTCCAAGTTTACTGTCAGATGGATATCTCCGCCACCTATTCCTCCGAAGTCGCTCAGCGCTTCTTTTAATGCCTGTTTCATGGTAGATATTGGGGAAACTACTTCGGTTTCTCTTTTGTTGTCTCCCAGTATTGCGGCGAATTCTCCGGCCCGCGGTGGAACTACAGTGCCTGATGCCAGGCGGGGGAGATAAACTTCACTTGACCGCGGAATAACAGAGATAACATTACTTGCAAAACTTCCTTTTATACTTTTGGTTTTCCCGGCCTTTTCTAAATCATCATATCCAAACAGTACTTCTTTTATTTTATCTGCGATTCCTTGGAGTTTTTCTACAACTTTATCTTTTAATTCACCGAATTTATCGACTATAGACGGAATCAAACCTGTAATTCCACCTAATAATCCTTCCATTAAAAATTCGCCCATTTCGCTCATAACTTTAGATGGACTGTTAATTCCAAATACGCTTTTAAAACCGTCAATAAAAGGCTTAAATATATGTTCTTCTATCCAGTTTCCTATATTTTTTAATGCATCAAGAATTCCGTTAAGCAATCCTGTTATTGTGAATTTTCCGTCCTCAAAAGCAACATCATGCCACCATTCAACAACAGAATCCCAGGCTTCTCCAAGTAAACCAATTAAAAAATTTGCTGCTGCGCCAAACGCTGCCCCTATAGCCTTAAAAACTGATTCAGCTATACCGGCCCAGTCCACATTGATTAAGAAATCCCTAATTTGCTCTCCAAGTTTTTTCCAGTCAATATTTTGAATTGTTTCAGTTATCGAATCAAAAAAACCAATTGCAATGTTAGACGCTGCCTTTGCAAGTTCTTTCATATCAAGATTCAGTAAAAAACCGGCAGCTGTTTCTATCATAATCTTGAATTTAGCCCACAATAGTTTTCCAAACGAATACCAGTCCACCTGTTCAAGCGCATTATTCACCATTTCGGCAAGTGATGCGCCTAAATTCATCCAATCATATGTCCAAATAAAACTAACCAAAAATTGAACAGCTAAATCAAAGCCGGCACCAAGAGCCTTTCCAATCATAGCCCAGTCAATTTGATTTGTGAAATCATTTAAAGCATTTGCAAGTTCAGTTCCTAATAACTGTACTTTTTCACGCACTCCTGGGAAAGTAAACATCTCATACAAATTTGCCGCAAAGGTATTTATCCAGTTTGCCAACCCGGTTAATGCGTTTCTTAAAGCAGGAATACCATTATTAAGTAAATAATCCAAAAACGAACTGAAAGCCTCACCCCAGGAATCAAAGTTCAAAGGTTCGACTTCTACGGTTTCAAACATATCATTGGGTGATAAGTCTCCACCACCTCCGCCGCCACCCTTGTTTGAATTATCCTGTGCAACATTCAATTTATCAAATGATGCCAATGCTCCTTCTGCTTCTTCTGCCGCACTTCCTGTTTCTTCTAAGCTCTCAGCATAGTCTTGCTGTACTTCTTTTGCTTTAACAAATGTATTCTTACCAGTTAATGCAGCAATAAGCCTTGACACGGCAGTTGCGGCAGATGTTAATAGCTTAATAAGGCTATTTAATGCAGGAGCAACAGCACTAAAGATAGGGGCAAACGCTGTTGCTAGTGCATTTTTCAACTGTGTTAAGGACGATTTCAGTGTTGAAAGTGTGGCATTGGTTTCATCTGAATATTTTGCCAGATTATTTATTCCATCTTTCATGCCTCTCAATATGGAACTTAATGCCATAAATGCAGTTCCCATCAAGAGTGATGTTGTAAGCATTTTCCCAAATGAACCTCTGGCTTTATTTGTATTTTTGTTTAATCCAAAGATGCCAGCACTTATCTTTTTAAGTTTACCAACTATACCTTTTCCTACCATCTGGGCAAATGCTAAGGCCGCTTTCTGGGCTTCCTTTGCAACTTTTTTTATAACGGATATAAGTTTTGAAAATCCGCTTTTTAGTCCATTGATTCCAGCAATTACCGCTTTAGACGGAAGTGCTTTTAAATTAGTTGCAACAATTGAAGGTAATGCTTTTAAGCCATTAAGTACAACTTGCAATCCATTCAAAGAGCTTTGGAGCATTCCAATCTCAGCGGAAGATTTAACAGTTTTATTTGATAATAGACTTAAATTACCTCCATACTCTGACATTTTTTGTTTAAGTGACATATAAGATGTATTTAAACGATTGTTAATGTTTTCGAGTTTAGTTCTTTCTAAAATCAATTTTTCTTCCAGTGCCGTTGTATCTACAGGGGTATATGCATTTCCAGAAGAGACCAGAGCATTCCTCTCAGCATATAAAGATTTTACCTTTTGTTCATATATATCTATTTGCGCAATAGCTTTTTTGTAGCCAGAAGAGCTGGGGGAAACTCCTGATTTTTCCATCTTTCTAATGTTACCGTAAAATGTATCAAGTTTATTTTGGGCACTATCAATTTCCTTTGTAAGTGATTTAAAAGTGTCAGTCTCTATTTGCTTTCCCTTAAGTTCTTCTAATTTATTTTCTAAATCATTAACTTTTTTGGCCTGCTGTGAATATTGATTATTTAATTTAGCAAAAGAATCAACCTGTTTCTGCAATGAAATCTTAGCTTTATCTCCAAGCCCTTCTATTGATTTAGCCATTCTACGAATAGCAAGCTCTAAATCTTTTGCACCACTTTCAAATCCATCAGTTTTAATGCTAGTGTCTATAAGTACTGTGCCATCAGCTTGCATTTCATCACCTCATTACAGCCATTTTTCGATGTTGTTGATTTCCTTTTGTTGTTTCTCGCTGTATATCTTCTTAAGCTTTACCAATTCTGGATTGCTTCGTTCAAATTCCTTTTCCCACTTGTCCAATTTTTTTCCTCTGGCTCGTTTCTGCCGGATTGCCCACACCTGAGATACAAGTCCATCTCCAATTTCCATGAAATATCCCATGAATGTCCACCAGTGCAGGTATGGCACAGACCTCACCTCCATCCCAGCAATCTTATTGACTGCCGGGATAATAATAGGAGCATCCTGTTCCCAGTCCATGGTTTTAGGCTGTGGTTTGCCAGGAGGCAGGTTGTAATCAATGAAATCAACTGCCTTTTGGCATGCCTCCGACTTGGCTTCTGGAGGAATGTCTTGATAGTTCGGGTACATGATTCGGAACATTATTTCCTGTTTCTCCCATTCGTTGAGTTCTGGGTCAGACATATCAATCAAAATATCAATAATCACTCTAAAATCGCTTTCAATAGCATAGTCTTTTCCTGCAACCTTAAGTGACTTCGGCAAATCGTATGTATTCATCGGCCATATTTCTCGGTGTATTTCTTAATCCGGGATTCACTTTTCTTAATTCTGGTTTTCATTTCAGATTCAATAAACTTAACCAATGTGTCAAGCACATATTCCGCGTAGAAGGTTCCGTCCGAACGTGGGGAAAGTGGGTTGCAATGCTTGAATAATTCTTCTGAGGCGTTATCTGAGCCAAGAAGATAGTTAAATTGCTTCTTGATTTCATCAGATATAGCAAAGAAATCTGCTTCTTTATCAACTTCTATACCATTAAAATAGTTGAGTACATTCTCACAACGCTTGGCAATATCTAAATCAGATGGATTCCACCAAAATCCACCCGTCACTTCCTTTCCCGAATTTACAATCTCAATCCATTCCCTGTCATTAAGGGTAATCTGTCTTGCCATAATTCCTCCATTAATCGCTCAGGCTAGCACTAGAAGCTGTGGTGAACTTCTTTGTCTCAACATTCCATGTACCTTTAATGCGATTTCCAGCCTTGTATACTGTAAATGGTGTCTGAATGCCGGATGTATCGCCGCCTACACTATTGGGAATAACATACACATCTTCCCGATATGCCCATACTACCGTTGGTGGAGCACCTTCCGGGTCATCCGCATCTGGTTTAAGCAATACATCAACCATGCTTGTTTTGCATTTATCTCCTGTCGCTCTTGTATTGGCCAATGCCATAATCTTGTTTGACAAGGTATCATCATAATTTTCGTAATAGTAAGGGTCTACATCGGACTGCACTTCATATCCACTATGCTGCACAGACTGCTCCCCAAGTATATTTTTGGTTATATTTACATCTGGATTTAACTCTTCACTGTATTCTTCCAGATTTTTTCCCAGCCTTGCATATTCTGTTTCTGCATATGTAATATCAAAAGCAGCATCTAAATAATGTGCCAGATATTTACGTTCAACCATTGTTGGTCTCCTTTCATGATAAAAAAATAGAGCCATAGCTTAAGGCTCTGCGTCTTAGCGTCTGGCTCTACCATCTTTCAAATTCATTTTTATATTCAACCGATACCGGAAGTATCCAGTCCTGCACGCCACCGTCCTGCGGTTCCAGGCCGTAAGAATTATCTCTGGTCAATTTGGTTATCTTTCTTCCTTCTGACAATTCTGGATAAACATTCAGCCGGTATGAAACACCATCAATCTCAACTGGTTCCTTGCACAACCATTTTCCAAATGTGTCAAGAAATTCCTGTGTGTTAATTTTGGGCTTTTCCTTAGTTGCTGCAATACGGTACACAATATAAAATGGATATTGGCACGTCTGATGAACAAATCCTAATATATCCTCTGTTTCAGAAAATACTAATGCTCCATTATCCGCAGAAAAAGCAATCCCGCTGGTATCCTCCAATTGCTCAAATCGTACAATGTCATATGGAGACTGCTGATGGTCTAACCCAGGAAATTGATTAAGCAAAGCTTTTACTGCGGTCGTTAATACATCATAACCGCTTGCATCTTTTCCAATTGGTTTTCGTTCATCATCCACGTTTTCCACCTCCAGCGGTTTTCTTGGCTTGCTTTATCCAAGTTTTACCGTCTGCTTTTTTTGCTGCATTAAACCATTTTGCTTGTGCTTTTGGGTGCGCTGTTTTGGTATATTGTAAATCCTCTTTTGCTTTGGTTTTTCCGCTATACTGGCTGACCAGTACCTTTTTAGTACCCTTTGTAGCCCAGGTACTACCAGTAACAGTGCTAACCATAGTTTTACCCTGGTATAAAAAACGACCAGCAGGGCCATAGGCGGCATATACTTTTCCGCTCCCTTGTACTGCGGCGCTCGCTGCTCTGGTAACATCCACAAAATCGCCTGTAACCATAGGCATAAAAGGAACCATACTATTCATGACATTGCCATCAAGCTGATACTGCGCGCGCTGGAATTGCTTATCAAACCGGGTCAAATTAAGCTTGATTTTGATATCACCGTCAACAACGGAGAATCCTTTAAAATGTGTTGTTTTACTTGCCATATTATTTCCCCAATATTTCAAAGTGAGGAATCACAGAGTATGGACCGCCAACAGAGGATACCAAATATACGAAGTCGTACCGGTTGTTCATATAGGCATAAAACCCGCCACGATAATTTTCATCGTTTACCGGTCCATTATCCCATACCCCTTCCCAGAAAAAACAATCATCCGATGCATCAAAGGTAATGGTATCGTCCAACAAATCATTTACCTGCCGCCTCCATTCCTTCGGAGGGAGCCACGGCAATTCTTTACCGTCTGCATCGCGGATTATCTGTTTGCCATCCTGTAATTCGTAAACTATGTGTAATTCGGCGTTGTCCGTGCTGTCTGACCCATATTTTTTTAGTATCGCGCCCTTGTCGGTATTAAGGTCAACGCCAGATAATACATGGGGATACCAAAGTCCAACGCCAGTTGTGGATGATTCATAATAGTTAAAAACAGTCACCGTGGCATTGTACATAAGGTATCCCCTCCATTATTTATTCATCTGCTTATACATCTGGTTAACCCCTGTAGCTGCCAGGCCAGATACAGCACCAACCGCTACAGCCGTGATATAGTCCGATGCTGGGAAATCTGGGATGGTCCCCATGCCAAGTGCACCCAGTATGCCACCCACAATAGCCATAATAACCGGAATCCATTCGTCCGGTATCTTCTTTGCCGCCTTGCATCCAAGGCCAACCACATAGCTCAGAGCCACAATAGCCACACATGTTCCTAATGTCGTAATGTCCATATTTACCCCATTCCGGCGTACAGCAATGGAACGCCACTATTATCTCTTACTCCCATCAGATACCCATTTGCTGTATCATACAGGAGTTTATTGGTTACTTGCTCATCCCCTGCCGCAGAGTATAGAGCACTCCAGGCTTTAGCGCCATTAGCTATTTCAGACGGGGATGCATAGCTGATGGATTCGGAACCGGATGACTTTGACGTGATAACGCCGGTGGTTGCGCCGCCGGTCCCGCTGGTTATGCTTCCAGCGGCGGCAGATAGCGCCTGTTTTTCTGCCAGTTCCAAACCATACAGCTTATCAGCTAAGGCACATACGGCTTTCTTGATTTTGGTCTGCGCTCGTTCATTGTCTGGGAGGCCATTAACCAATCGTTCAAATGTTATGATATCAAGAAAGTCGCTTGCCCGTTCTGCTTCTTTATCAAATGATTGGGAATCCGGTATGGAACTGCCGTAGTATTTTGTTGTGTAAAACTCATAGTCTGCATATGCCATGCCGGATTCTCCTTTCTTTAAGAGTGAGACGTTACATCGTCATTTCCAGATTTCAACGCCTTATAGGTATTGTCACACTCAACTACTGTGATATGATTCCCGGTCGTTGCCTTGATATCAGATTTACCGTCCCATGCTGTCCACGTCTTTACATTCTGACCATATTTCACTTCTGGAGCGGAATCAGTTGCCACTTTGTACTTGTACATGTGTCCTGTTTCGAGGGGAGGTTCAACGGTTAATTTTGTGTTTCCTGATGTGCTTCCGGCCGAAGAAGTTACCGTCAGTGTTCCAAGAACGGGATTATCAGTAATATCAACAACTGCGATTCCGTCAATATATTCTGCAAACAAGGTAAGTCCCATGATTGCAAATGCTTCGGAAACAGCGGTATTGTAATTTCCCTGCGTATGGAATCCGATAAGGTTTGTCTCCCCGGCTCCAGTGGTATATACAAGACCCGTCCGTGCAAAATCGCTCTCATTTGGGTCCACATAGTACATTACAATGTTTTCCACCGGTGTAGCTATTACCTTTCCTCTTGCAATCTCCGAATCGGACAGCAGGAAGATTGTGTTGAATCCCATGAAATCCTTAAGATACTGGAAACCAAACTGATTCTGCACGGTGATTTCAGCTGCGCCCAAGTACTGATAAACATCCAGAATATTTACAAATCCAACCACACCTGTAACATTCCGGTGCATCTGCTTGAATTTGTTTTCTACCATTCCTTTTGCCATAGCAAGGGCCATCTGGAATGTAGTTTCCGTTCCAGTAAGTGTACCAGTATTCAGATATGTATAGAATCGTTCTGTTACATTCGACTGAAGCTGGAACAAAAATTCATCGTCTGTCATCTGAATGGCATTTTCATAGCCGTGGTCTTTAATTGATTCAATGGAAACGGCCTTTGCATACTTCTCTATGGTCATCTCCGCATATGTCTTTTCCTTTACCGTAAATTTGCTGTAAGGGATTTCCTCTCCTTCGCCTACAGCACCGCTCTGTAAAGTTCCTTCTGCATATTTGCTTTTCAGCACCGCGCCCGGTGTTTTCTTGATAGGACGCATAATCCCCAGGATATCCCGGAGGTGCTGCCAGTTCCGTTCAAACCGGGTCACAAAATCAATTTCTCGCGCTGTTACCTGTATGTCCGCGCTTGTGATTATATTGGCTTTTGCTGGCATTACTGTTCTCCTTTACCGAATAAATGTAGGTTACTGGCGATTGCAGACTGGCGCTCAGACGGGTCTTTAATCGCTTCAATATCCTTTCGTGTCATAGTTCCTGGCGTATTCTGCTTACCTACTGGTGCGGTAAACCTCGCCATGTTCTGCTGTACCTGCTGCTGTGCATCATCAACAAAAGCCGAAGCATCTTTTTCTTTCATTTGAGACAAAAGGTCATTCAGCCCCAGAATTTTACCATCTTTCAGTTTTAAACCGGCCTCTTTTACTTCTGCCATAATTGCACGTTTAGCCGCTTCGCTGGAAAACTTAATACCCTCAAATTCCGTTTTCAGAGCGTCCGAAAAGTCACGCGCGTAAAGCTGCTCCTGGGCTTTTTTCTCGGCTTCCGTAGCTTTCTGTTTCCAGTCAGATATTTCCCTCTGCATCGTCTCCAGGTCAACCCCTTCAAAGCCTTTCAGCGTTGCTTCTGCTGCTTCTGCTTTTTCTTTCCAGGTATCCCGGTCCGCGCTCAGATTGTCGTTTTCTTTCTGCAACTTTTTGAGGTCTTTCCCATTTTCAGCCATGACAAAAGATATCTGTTCCTCTGTCAATCCCTGTGCTTTTAATTCTTCGGTTTTCATTGATGATTCTCCTTTTCCGTTATTAGGTTATTTGTAGGTGTGTAACCGTCCACCAACGGTTGCCATTTTGTAGGACTTGACTTGTCCAAAAACGCACATGCCGGAAATTGCATCCGCTTTTCAACCTCCAGGCTGTTCACGCTATGCGCTAGAACCTGTTTCTTTTAAGGACATGTGCTATAGGAGGGAGGTCAATATAAAGAAAGAGCCAAACAAACTCTTGCATCTGTTTGGCTCTGCGTCTGGCGTCTGGCTCTAAAGTTATGTTGCAGGTGATAAACCACTTTTATCTAAATCACTTGCTTTTCCTTTTGCAATATTCATTATGGATGTATTCTTGCATACAGGGCAAAATACGGGAAGGTTTTTCGCAACCGTATCTGGTCGTATTTTAGTCCGAGTTTTATTGTTACATATAGGGCAGTACACCCAACTGTCTTTTACCATGTTTTCACCCTTTTTTCACCCTTTCTGCTTATTCCTACTCCCATTTTACCGTATTCGCAAATAATAATCGTCCCCACATTTTTCAAAGGCGGCAGGATTTTTCCTACCGCCAATGTGTTACACCATATTGCGTAACTTCTCAATATATCTCTTCATGGTTTCTCTTTCTTCCCGGCAGTCAGCATCTTTCGACATTTCGCCTAACTCTTCTGTCAGTTCGTCCATATGCTCTTCCAAGGCTGCAAGCATACGGCGCTTGCAATCTTCATCTTTTCCACCACTTCTGTAGCTCTGCTTCTGATTCATGTAGTCATCATAGGCCGGACCGGTCGCACGGCTGTAGTGTCCTCTGACGTAATGTTTTCCGCGTGTGCCGCGATATGAGCTGTCATTATCATAGTCCTGTGACATTCCATCAGCACGGCTATAACGTCCCATGCTGTCGCGCTTGCGACGCGCTTCGCTGTATTCTCCGCCGTCCATTTCGTCCATTACCTGATTGTAGTACTCTTCTTTGCACTTCCAGTACTCCACATTCTCCATGTCTTTCCACATGTCAATCAGTTTGTATGCGTTTTCAAGGTTGCTGGTGTTAAGGCCCTTCTCCGCAATATTGTCCAGCTCTTCGTGGATTTTTTGCATTAATTTATAACTCATAGCCTTACCTCCTTAACCTATTCTGCTAACAACAAGGTTAGCGTCTGATACTGTCGCCGCTGCGGTTCCAACGTTTTTCACCGACAGGGTAGCACAACATGGCTTGCACACTCGTACTTCTGCAGTTGCTGCTCCATTGATTGTTGCGCCGGCGGCAACTGTGTTCTGGATTCTTGCACCGGGGATGCCTTCGCCGTCCTGCTGCACTTCAAAAATAACGTCACCTGCTGCGGCTGCGGAAAAGTTTCCGTTAAAGCCTACACGGTACAGGCCAGGAAGTAAAACTACTCTCCCAGAAAGTGGCTCATGTCTTATGTTTGGACAATTGCAAGAATATATCCGGTTTGCTGCAAACAAAACACTTGCATTGACTTCAACGGTCTGTGTACCAGCAGTTACAAAATCTGCCATAATAATTCCTCCTTATATGCACAGAAGGGCAAGCCTGTGCCTACCCCTCCATGTGTGTAATACTACTATTCAGTAGACATGTCCTTTTCGGACAAGATACGCAATATGCGGTTGTTCTGGTCGATAATCTTTTCCATGTATTCTTTATTTTGCTGTTGAAGCGCTTCCATAATATCATTATTGGAAGCTTCTCCTAAAAGCAAAAACACATCAATCATTTGTAATGCTGTTGCATATAGGGCAAGATTATCGTAAAACTGCTCGTTCCGATTTAGCATCCGCATCCATTGTTGCATCCACAACCGCAGTTAGATGCGTATGGATATGGTGCAGGGACCGTGTAAGACGGTACAGGCTGCGGCTGACGAAGCTGTGCAACGATAGTGTTACCAACTGCATCAATAAAGCCGTTCTGGGCAGTCTGGCTTGCCTGGAACCTAAGAGTCTGATTTTCTGCCTGGAGGCTGGAAATCTTGTCCTGAGTCAAGAAGTCAAGGATGGCCCTGGTGTTGCTGTTGTTGTTATCCAGTAAATCCCTTGTTGCGTTCTGGATTGTATTTCTGGTATCACATGACTGTGTAGCCAGATTGTAGTTTACTCCGTCAATTGCGCGCTGTGTCTGGCAGCAGCAATCCTGGAGCTGATAGCCCATCTGGCATAAGCTGCGGTCAACACCGTTGAATCCGCTGGTGATAGTGTTGTTCAGTGCGTATGTGCTGTCACAGATACCCTGCTGGATACCTCTAATTCCGTTTTCTATACCATTCAAAGCAAAGCCCTCATTGATATCTGCTCTGGTTGCAAGACCCTGGAGTCCCGCGCCATTTGCACCGTTGCCGCCGAAGCCATTGCCCCAGCCTCCCCCGGCAAAAAGGAAGAGAACGATAATCCAAATCCAGTCGCCCCACATACCGTCACCATTTCTGTTATTGTTTCCTGTAGCGGCTGCAATGTCCGCTAAAGAGTAACCACTTTCCATAAATATTTACTCCTTTAAATTTATTTACAAAATCATGCGCATTGATTTATGTACTATTTTTTCATGCCTCCAAGCATCTGCTGAAACTGCTGTGCCATCTGCTGGGCTTGGTCTAACTGCTGTTGAGTTATCTGCCCAGATTGTAGCATCTTCTGCACTTCTTCCTGGGGGTTCCCTTTGAAATTGTTCTTAAATTCCATAAACTTTTGAATCATCTGCATTGGGTTGTTTCCCCCGCCCATTCCAGGCATCATGCCGCCCATTGGTGAGCCGCCGCCCAACATGCTAAATAATGGATTCATATATTATTTCCCCTTTCCGCTTGGCGCTGTGCTGGATTCTAAAAGGCCATATAATTCATCATATTTTGCCTTTAAATCCTGATACTCGTTTCTGGTAACATACTTTTCGTCAAGATTTTCAGCCGGTGCAATTTCCTTCTTCTGACCATTTACAATCTCTTTATATTCAAAAGTGCGGAGTGTTGGCATCCCTGCCGCATCGGTTGTCTTAATATAAAAATACTCATTTTCGCTGTCCATCAGCAATATAGATGTGCTGGGCGCTACTAAATACGACTTTGCCCCGGCCTCACCCTGCACCCATAATATTCCCTGGTTGGTCTGCGGGACCTGTGGAACCTGCGTCTGTTGCGGCATCTGGTATGGTGCCTGTAGCTGCTGCAATCGGTCCATAGGTGGTTGATATGGGTATGCGTTTGGATATGTATTCAGATAGTTTGGATTGATAAATGGTTGCGGCATTATATCCCCTCCGTTCTTTTATATTTCAATTATCCCATAAAAAATAAGCCCTTGACAGGTCGTCAAAGACTTATAAAAGTATCAAGAAAGTATTCTAATATCCAAAATCATCCAAACAATTCGTTTAAGCATTTTATACACATATCTTTTAATGCTTGCTGTGAAATAGCAACTTGGTCATTGTCTGATAATTTTATTTCAAATCCATTCCATTTTACAGACACCCAATTCCCCCGCGTGGGTGTTCTTCCACAATTTATAATTAACTCACTTTCATCTGCAAACTGTTTCAAATTGTTTTCTCCCTTATTAACACACCCTTATGATTTTGTTGTTTACTTTTCTGCTTAATCTCTTGACTGTGGATACACTTACGTTCATTAGTTCAGCGCAATATTCCAAAGGATAATTTTTAGCCCGGTACTCAAACAGTGCCCGTTCTTCATCCGTAAAGTTACAATATGTACGAAAATAGTTTAGTTCTGGCACTGTAAAGTCATATACCTTCAACGCAACGCTCCTTAAATACCTTCTGACAAATGCTTTATCATAGCTTCTTTGGTTTTTTTTAAACCCTCTATGTTGTTACCGGTTATACGATTATCAATTAATGCTATCATTCCTTGGCATAAAAGAGATTGCATATCTCTTATTTCTTTGATAGATTTATAATCATTTTCCACATTTATTTCTAATTTATCCACTCGGTTTTTTAGCTTAAATGCTGGATGCAACAATTTGTATATTACGGCTCCTGCACCTCCAAGAGTAATAAGCCAACCGCATACAACCATAATAGAGTTTAATGTTTCCATAAGTTATCGCCTTTCCCAGTAGTATATTGGTATCTCCTGCCCGCTGTCCCATGTATCCCAGTAATAACCATCCTGCACACACACCACATGCCCTGTAATTGCTAATACGTATGTTCCCATAGGATTATCCTGACAAAAGTTCTCGACCGTGTATACATCTTGTCCGTGGTCATCCACTATGTACCGCTTAAACCCATTTTGACGTAGGTATGCACCCCACACATGATTGGCTGATGGCATATCAGATAGAGCACACGCACATACCGTCACTCCGGCAAATACCGTTTCCCAGTCGCTGTCAAGGGCTTTTGTTATAGCCCGGATAGGGCAATCGCCCACACGCTGATTGCGTGGATTAGGATTGAATAGTTTCCATCTGCTCATTCTTCTTTTCCTTTCGCATTCTGATACCTCCGCGCTGCTCCCCTAGCCTTTGCGGCCTGCTCCCGGTTCCATCTTGCAATCTGCAATCGTTCCTGCTGGGTGCGCAAGTCGTTCGTTTTACAAAATTCGTTGTATGCTTTATTCTGACGCTGTAACAAATATGATTTACGGTCAAGTTCAAGCTGCATTTCAAATTTAGCCGGTTCATCCTTGCATTTATCTACAGCTTCTTGCATTCCCATAACTTCTCGCTTAGTCTTTCTGATGCGCCGTTCAAGCATTCGCTGCCGCTTCTCCAACTGTTCAACCTTGTAATTGTCTGCGGTTTGGATGTCCTTATAAGGGTTTCCCTTCCCCTCATAATATGGGCCGAAACTATGACGTTCGACAGTTTGCCCCGCAAATCCCGTCAACCTTTCCCCAACCACAGGTATCAACAAAATCTGGATACAAACTACTCATTTAATCATCCCCCTTCTTTATCCAATATTTTTCTTCGGCTTTTTCTCTCGCCTCTATGGCTTCATCAAGATTATAAAAATACCCTAGATGAATATTGTTTCCGTTTACCATAATGCACGACCTATACTTTATTTCCCCTGTTCTAGTGGTGACTTTTGTAACGCCAGACTTTCCCGTTCTGCTGTCTTTTCTTGTTCCCCTATTCCAACAGTTTTCCTGATGTGTTATCCAACGACAATTATCTGGGGAATACCCCTTGTCATTATCTTTTCTGTCAAGCGTCAAATTATCTGCATACCCATTTTCCATAGACCATTTATAAAAATTGAGAAAACCATTCTCCCCTTGCCACTCATCACATACCTTAATACCTCGTCCTCCATAATTTTCATAGTGTGAGGCAGAAGGATTTTTGCACCGATGAAGTATCCCTCTCCATTCTTTGTGTATTCTGCTTTTGGATTTTCCGTGAACTAAAGAAGCTTTTGAAATACGTTCTTTTTTTAAACATCCGCATGATTGCGTATGTCCTGTAGTAAGTTTAGCCGTATCAACAAAAACTATATTCCCACATTCACACTTACACTTCCACTTGTGTATCCAGTTTTCGTGTGTACCATCACCAATCACTGTAAGTCTGCCAAATTTCTGACCTATAAGATTTCTTTTAGTTCCCATTCCGTTCTCCTTTATACGTATATACTCCTTTACGTATATTGTACCATATTTCCAACTTTACGTCCATACGTATTTATGGTATATTCATATTAGGAGGTGCGATATGAGCAAAGTCAAATTCACAACCACGATAGACGAAGGTCTTTTGGAACAAATCAAAATCTTGGCAGTCAAGGAAAAATGTTCTGTATCTGCTATATTAGAACGGCTCATAAAGGAGCATTTGGGAAAGCCGGAGAGGGATTAAGCACCCTCTCTTTTCTTTGCCTTTTCAACCTTATCCCAATCCACAGAATATATCCCTGCTTGCCAGTATAAGTGATTTGTATGGTCTGGCCCTCCTGACCCAGTACGCGCGCCTATATGAGCCGAGGTCAACACCAACGAACAACCCATTTCTTTCATTCTTGCAAGCGTTATGTCCGCGCACGCCTGAGCCACCCCGGTGCGTACCGCGCGCGCTGTAGCAGTTTCTATAGTGTCTTTATGACCTGAAGGGTAATGTATTACTACTCCGACCGATACCACATTATTAACTGCTTCTTTGACAGCCTGTGTGTACGATACAGCCCCAGAAGATACAAGGTGGTATGCATTATCACATTCGTTTATAAAAAGCCTTTGTGCGGCTTCTGCTGTGGTCCTAGTATAGTTTTTCCACTCTCCCATTGTTGCATCCATGTTTCGTTCCATCAATCGAATAAGCTGCGGTGATTGGGTAAGCGGTGTTGGAGACAAACCAGCAGCTTCATATATTTTATGGTCGTATTCCAGGGCCTTGACTCCAGCTTCTTCCATTGCGGACTTGATTTCTTTTTCCTGCCGCTTAGTGACTTTGGATAACTCTGCCGTTATGTCCTCCAGCAGATAACCTGCATCCTGCAATATCTGTATGCGCCATCGGTCAGAGGAGGTGAGCAGGTAATCATCGCCACGGCCTATGCGTATCATCATGCGGTCTATTATCTGACGGATAATGTATGTATGGAGTTGTGAGGCTATTTCTTCACTTCCTTCTGCGATTCTTGCAAGGTACTCAGGGCTTAACATTTACTCTTCCTTCTTTCCCTTATGTCTAATCGACCATTCAAACACTTTCGGAGCAAATGGGCCAAGTGAGATATTGAATACTATCCAAATTAATAAGCTTCTCAATTTATTCCTCCTCAAACATCCTTGTCCCATCCTTCGGCTGCGCTTCCTGTACCATAGCCTTTGCATCTTCTTCGGATAATCCTTCAAATTTCTGGAAATACATCCAGGACGGGACCTTCCCCTGCACAACATACTGCCACCATCTTGCTCTGTCCTCTTCACGGTTATATGTAATGTCTCCAAAATCATATGTTATTTCGTAGTTTCCGGCTGGTGCCAGTCCGTACAGGTCCGCATATACATTAAGCGCATATATTGCCCCGTCAAGACAACTTTCCAGTTTGTCGCGCACATCCTTGATTAATTGGATAGTGCGGCGGTCATCAGCTTCTACCTGCGTTGCTGTGACCATACCTGTTTTTTCGTCAAGTACAAAGTACCCGTTGGAGTATCCGCACTTGAATCCAATAAATGAAAGAAGATTATTAATTCCAGTAAGTCTTATATCAGTATTTAACGATGGATTAATCTCATGGTAAAATTCTCCATTACTATTTCCAAATACATTTCTTACATAATGGGGTAATTTAACTTTATTTACTCCTGGGCGTTTTAAATTTCTTCCATCACCAAGCATTAATTGGTCATCAATTAATATAATTTTCTCACTGTCAAATATTTCACCCACATTCCGACTATATGCCACATCAAGGTCCTTTAATTCTTCTATGGCCTCGGCAAACATTGGCAATCCCAAAGGTGATGAGATATCCAAATTGTTAGCCTGTGGAGTGCGGAGTACACCAAACATGGGGCCGTCTATTTTATCATTGTTAGCCTTGAGTATAGGCGGTGTATCTGGAAGTAAGTCAGACCACTTAGTCCTGTTTAATGCTATCGGGTCCCCCACACTTTTTGCAGACTGAGACACATAAGCTCTATTGGATATGTAATATGGGTAATAGGTGTTTTCCCCCTCCTTGACCTCGACAAACCGATGATACTCAAACCGGGTATAATACTTATCATTTTCGCTGTAGCTATCCTTGAATACAATCCCATAGATACCTTCATTGTCACAATCCGTAATAATAAAGTCCATCGGTGTGAATATGTCCAGTCCCTTTCCATTGGGCTTAAGGATGATTGTGCCGTAGGCCATACCATACTCTACCCAGTGGCGAATCTGGAAATATATCTTGTCAATCTGCTCCTGGAGCCACGCCGCCCGCGCACTCCCATCAATCTGTATTCCGATTGCCAGGGTAGCAAGTCGGGCCGTCTCTGAGCAGATGGCCTTTGCAAAATTGATTGTCTTAACGTTATCGTCAGCGTTCACCCAATAGGGCGTACCACGGTAGATATTGGCGCACTCTGCAATCTTGCTTTCCATCTCCGGGGATACTACTGACTCAACATTAAAATCTTCTTCTGCCTGTCGCTTGAATATCATTCCTATCACCTTTTTAGCCCATGTTATTAGTCCCATTTAATCAACCTTACCTTTGCGCCCCATCAACATATCCAGCCCATTTGCGATTTTACATATATCGTCCGCCATCTTCTTTCGGTTTTCTGGGCTGAATGTTTCTTCTAACGCCTCTTTATAAGCCTGTTTCAAGTCTGGATTATCTGCAAAAATCTTCTTTAATTCTTTTTTTGCACAATCTCCACATTTATCCGCTTTATAGGTCAGTTCTTTTCCACATACAGAACATCTATACTTTATCATGCGCTGTTTCCCCTTCTCATTGATAATGGGCTTGTGGCATAGCACCCCAGTATTTCACTTCTCCCTTTCTTCGTGCCTTGGCAGCTTCTTCTGCTGTATCATATCTCCCCAAATCCATACGTCTGCTATTAACGTATATCAAAGCTCGATATTTTCCCCTATCTGCCTCATAATGTACGCCATTATACCCGGTTCTATTCGTCCTCTGTTTTCGCTTGTTTCTGGCCTGTTCTGTTTCCGTAGCCCAATGACAGTTTTCAGGGCAATAATCTCCGTTTGTATCTTTTCTGTCAATGCTCAAATTATCAGTATATCCATTTTGCAAGGCCCATTGAATAAATTCCATTGAGTTGTTATTCCATCCCTCACAGACCTTTATTCCTCTACCACCATAATTATCATAATCCTTGTCATTCGGGTTATTGCATCTCTGACGGATACCCTGCCATATTTTATATATCCTTGGATAATTTTTCTTTGCCCCACTACGCACTGTGTCCCCTCCTCATAGCCATAGGAGAAATGCTATACCGTAAGGCATCTATCCAGTGGTCATTTCCGTCTGGATAATCTGCAATCACTTCTCCGTTGCTATCAATCTCATGCTCATACTCTATAATCTCTTTGTATGCCCTTGGCGTTCTGGCTGGGTCTATGACGATTGTACGACACTGTAGCCATTCATACGTATATTTCCTACTCCCAGGCGTTACAATAGCACTACGGGCTGGAATACCAGCGTCACGAAGGTCAACAATACTTTCCTTCTCGTCCACTCCACACATAAGAGTATAATCATCGTATCCTTTTTCCTGTATCATGCGAGCCATATCAGAGTTTCTAATCTTGCACCCGCCTAATTCATCTAATAACACAATTTTTTCTTTATTTGCTACATAGGCTGCCCGAATAAATGCTTTAGGGTCAGGCCACCACCCAAAATCCTGACCTTGATATATAGATTGATAGCTCTGTATTTCTTCATCCGTGATTGTTCTAATCTCCAGCATATCAAATATATTTGTGCCAAGCCCAACCGGCAAACCTAAATACTCATGATTATATGCCCGCTCATTGGTGGCTTTAAGATGTTCAGCACGCTCAACAAACATTTCTCCCAGCCATTCAATCGGCACAGAACGGTAATCGCTTTTATGCCTATACGCGCTATCGTCTGGAGTATTCACATACTGATTCGCCCAGTTGCTTTGACTGATAGGCGGGTTGAAGGATTTAAATACAACAAACTTGCTGCCACCACGCAATACTGACTGTTCAACAGTTCGTATTTCTTCCGGTCCTGCAAATTCGTCCAGTTCCTCGAACCATAGATATTTAAAGTATCCCTTACTGGCCTTTATAGATTTTGTTTTCTTTGCTTTGTCAAGTCCACGGAATATTATCTTTTGCCCTGTCGGCTTATAAACAAATCGGTATGGGCTTGTACGGGATTCCCATAATTCCGTTACTCCCAGTGCATCTATGGCCCACTGTATCTGCTCAAATACTGATTCTCCAATGGTTACGGCATATTTACGGAATATAACAGCATTGGCCTCTGGGTCGTCCATCATACCTAGCACAATCTCCGCTGATATAAAAGAGGACTTTGCGGAACCTCGCCCGCCGTACAGGTCGTAATATGTATGATTACCGTCCAGAATATCCCAGTGAACGTCATAGAAGGATGGGGCGATTACGTCAGTCAGTTTAACAATTTCACCCATAATCTTTGTTCTACCTTTCTTCCTTTGGTATATCATTCAAAATAGTAATACCTTCTGTGTTATCTCCCCTTTTAGTGTTATCCATAAACTTATCAACCACAATTCCCATAGCTGTTGCAATTTGTGAAATAGTAGCGTTTTCTAATTTCTTTGGGTCTGCTAACTTCTTTAAATATTCATCAATGATTCCCTGCGCCTGTTCTTTTCGGGAATCCATATAAGCTAACATGTCCGCTGTGTTCTGTTCCTTTTTTTGTTTGCATTTTTGTGCAATATCTGCATTTTGTGTGCATATTTTTTTGACTGTGTTCAGCGCCACTCCAAATCTCTTTGCTGTAGCATTGTAGCTTCCAGTCTCTACATAATCAGCAATAATATCTTTTTTCTGCTTATCCGTCAGTCTGGAAGCCACAATCACCACCCCTTATTCTTTGTGCTTCACACGGTATAATAGTCCTATACTAATTTTACCATGTTCGCGTTGGTCAAACCGTCCCCACATTTAAGCGTATTCATTGTTTCTACTTAACTCCACCCTTTGCCTTATCGTTATTGTGAATACTTGACTGTACCAAATATCTGTGCTTTATGCGCTTCTGCCCTAAGACAACTTTTTGTTTCGTGACAGTACAGCCTGCATTCATCTTCATAACAATCAGCAAATGTATCAAAGGTTTTTTCTGTTTCAACCGTTTTGATTAAACTTGTTTCTTTACGATATGGGCATTTCATTTTTTTATTTCCTCCATTTTCTCCGCAATGTTTTCAAGCATTACCATATCTTCATCGGTTAATTTCTTACTGGCTTCTATAGCCAATCGTAAGGCATATAAAAACTCTGTTACTCGTATAGTGCTATTAGTATTAATCATCCTTTCCACCTCCCAAACAATGTCATTAACCGCCTATATTCATCCAACGTTTTTCTTTGATACCCGTAAAAGTCATCCCGTTTAATTGGTATATTCTTTCGCTTGCTCATCTTGTCATATCCGATATTACTTACAAGGCTTTCGTATATCTCCACCTCCAGGCCAGGAGCGGAGGATATGGCGCACTGGAACAATGTTAGCTTATCTTCTACGCTGGCGGTCTGGCAGTATTCTTTTATGCGTCTGGCTTCATCATCCGTAATTCCATAATCGCTATAGTTCTTGTCCCTGGTCCTCATAGCCCTCCTTCCTACACATTAACTCTTTCTCTTACTGAACGAAGAGTGCGCGGGTTAGACTGTGCATAATAACGTGCCGTAACTCCTGGGTCTGCATGTCCCATAATTTCCTGTATGGTCCCAATATCAACTCCTCTATTTTTCAGATTCATTCCCAGCGTCTTGCGTGACTTATGCGGATATACCCGGCATGTTAGTTCAGCTCTCTTTCTTATGGTTTTCAATATCGCCCGAAATCCACAAGTAGTCATCTTTCCATACGGTTTTCTGGAGCGTGGGAACATATATAGACAATCATCTTTCCTGCTGTCCAAATACAGGCCATAATAATGCCGCGCATCATCATCCAGATAGATTGTGCGATATTTTCCGCTTTTCTCTCCCTGTATACATATGTCGCCGGTTCTCATATCTACCTGGTCCAAGGCTATTTCCGCAATTTCTCCTATCCTGGCCCCAGTACTGCGCAGCACCTCCAACAATGCTCTCTCCCGGATATTTTTACATGCATCTCTTAATCTTGCTGATTCTTCCGGGTTGTAATAGTCTATAGGCTTAACTGGGACTTTTTTAGCAGGTATAGACTCTACGGGATTATCTGTAATAAGCTTTTCAAGACGCATCCATGTAAAGAATGCCGACAGAAAACGGCGCTCGTTATTATAAGTACTGGGCTGGTTTTTCTTACCACCACTGGACACATTTCTAATTTCATACCGCGATAAATACCAATCAATATCCGTGGTATCCATCTGATCCAGTGATTTTGTGCTTATCTCTGTCAGCAATCTTCGTATGGCGTTAAGATAGTTTTCTTTGGTTCCTCTTGCTAAATCGCGTTTTTTGACCAGGAATAATTGTATTATGTACTGATTCCTCTGGCTTATATCATCCTTTCTTTCTGCTGGAAGTGTAGTTATTTCCTCCATATTCACCCTTACTAATTCCTGCTGCATTACATTTTGAAGAATGGTAAGAGTCTGCTGCTCCATGATATATAAGGACATTGCTACCAGTACATTGTTGATTATTTCAGCTTTTATTGTCTGTGTACTCATAATTATATCCTCCTCATTCGTATTGATTTTCACGTCTGAGTAAGGTATAATATACTCAGACGTATTTACGGGAGCGGCGGAATCATCTTGGCGGGTGACCACCGCTGTTTCATTGTTTCGCACATATGTTCTCAGCTTTCGTTTTTATTTGCCGGGGTCTCCCCCGGCTTGTCTTATGTAAATTGTTTCAAAATCTGTTTCCTGGTCTTGTCCCACTCCGCTGCCAACGTTTTACTGATTGGCTCATCATCTACTCGCTCAAAAAGATAACGTTTACGGTATAGCACGCCTGTAACACTATAGTGCGGAATCATGGTACGATGCCGGATGCCTAACATCACCATTAATTCTGATGTGCTGTATCGGCCATCCAGTCTCCCGCAGTCATACAGGTCATACAATGCCTCCGCTTTGACCGACATACGTATCACTCCCTTCGTATCAAAATGGCTTAAGCGGCAAACCAACTCGGTCCATATCTCTCCCGTGTATCTGCCCTGGAGCCTCTGACTTACCTGTGGCCATCTCACGTATGTATTTGTGCGGAACATTACAATTCACTGCATTCATTACAATCTCGGCCTTGGTACTCTCCTTCATCAGTTTATAAAAATCCGAAAAAGTCACTTCTACTCTGTCCTCTTTAGCAAATGCATCAGCTATTCCCATCTATTTACCCGTCCTTTCTTCTCAATATGTCAGTTTAAATCATTTAATGATAAATCCATCTTCTGTTACGACTTCTTCGCAATTTGCCTTGCACATTGTGCAATCAGAATGATATGAACAGTCCATAACACAAGGTCGCCCTTGCAGTTCTTCTATTGTGCACTCTCCACTCTTATTGAATTCTTGGCATACAAAATTGCCGCATCTGATTCCCGCATTTTTCATATCACACCTCCTTAAATACTAATTTTCCAACATCGGCAGCATTGCTGGCATCTGCCCCGTATGGTATGCCATCTCAATCTGCGGTGCAATCCATTCTCCAGCCGTCCGTCCATCTGGCAATACAATATCGTACAAAAACTCCCGCTCCACCGTGCTGATACCAGCCTCCACCGCCTCCAGCTTAGCCTTGACAATTAAATACAGTGCCCTCCAACGGCTTCGGCAGGCTTGCTCCCATGCAGTATGCGCCGCATCATCCGCCCGGCGTTGCCCTCGGCCCGGAGTATACCAAAATTCTTTCGCTGACTTGTCTGGGAGAGGAAGCAGAAATCGAATCTGCCGCCCGGACATTGTAAATCCGATAACCGCCATATTAGCTTTGTATCCGCTCACAAACTGTTCTGCTCCGTGTGTTTGAACAAGCTCTTCTATATTTGCCTTCGTCCGTGCCACGGATACCGTAGTTTTTTCAGCATATGCCATCTTGTACCTCCTTCTCTATCAAATGTTTAATTTACTGGTTCCCAATACCAGTCAATCCGTTGCATGACAATTTCTTTTATATCATCTTCGATTTCTTCATCTGTCATCTCGTCCGGATATTCCAGCTCATCCTCTACATCAGTACCAGCGTATCCATAATTAGCTTTATATTTTATTTTTTTCATTTTCCATCTCCGTCAAATGTTAATTTTCAAACAGTTTTTTAGGTTCTTTGCTCACAACCTCAATTTCGTAACTATTTACTTTTAGGTCACATAATTTTATCAACGAATCAAATAATTTATCATACCCCCAAAAGCAACCGTCCTTAAAAACAATGTGCACACCAACACAGGTACAGGGTTTTGTTATCAGACATTTTTCATTCTCCCAAATCAGTTTATCATTCTTATCCATAAGTCCGGTACATTGGCATAGAGTAGATGGCTCTATCTCAACCCATTCGGAATATCGCTCATCGAATCCGTGGTCAAGATCATATACTGGAAGGATGTAATGATGCCCTCTACATAAAACATAAAATCCTTCAACCCATTCTTCTTTATATATCTTCTTTGCCTTGTACAAATATCTATTGTTCATACATACACCTCTTAAATATTAATATTTAATGGAATATACTCATAGTCTTTGAAAAAATGTTCCTTGTCATTTGGTGTCACATGGAATACCCAACATGGGCAACTCCGTTTATGTTCTTCATATTCCAGCCACCATCCAACACAACATTCACCATCTTCATTTCTGCCCGCCCTATGTCTTGCGTATCCATTACCGATAGCTAAATACACCTGGTTTTGTTTTCCGCTATATTCAAGCTCTCTTTTTGCAATTTCTATCGCCTGTTCCTTAGAGTATTTCTCTTTGCTGACTGCCAGATTGTCATATCCACCATAAAATATATCAAAATCAAACTTACTCATCTTTCGCCTCCAAAATGTTAACTTTACCAACTTATGATACAATACCCTGGCTTTAAACCAAGTGCTGGGGCGTCCCGCAAAACATATTTAACATGCCGCCTTACACTGTTTCCAGTGTAAAACCCGTCCCATTCCTCCAAAATGAGTAAATCTCCAACCTGGACATTATCTTCATCCACCCGGATTTCAAAATTCTTCTTTCTTGCTCGCACCACCCGAAAGTATTCAGGCAGTATCTTCTTTTTGACAACTTTCATCTTTTCCTTCCTCCGGTTCTCTCAGAAATGTTAATTCGACGGCTTAAAACAGCCGCGTAAAATTTTCCAATAGCTTCTTATCGTTCTCCTTACACTGTTTCGCCAGATTGCATGGAGTATCACATTTAAAATAATCCTTCCGCCTCTTATCAGCCTTAACGCAATGCTCGCATGGCTTATTCATTCCTCGTCTTCCTCCTTCGCTCCCCAGTCCTGAAAATTATTAATTACTTAATGATAAATCTATCTAATATCTTCTGTGAAACTGGTTGATAATTCTTCCAGCTCCTTATTGTTGCAATAAAACCGGCAACTGTCACCCGGTCTTTTATATGCACCTTTATGGGTGCAGATGAGAATATATATCCCTTTTGGTGGATTTCTTCTAACTGAAAATGCACAGTCAGCACACTTATTTTTCATATCTCCTGCTCCCTGTCTATCTATCATTCCTCTGTCTCCATGCTCCACTCAATATCCCATTTGATTCTCTGCCCACAGTGTCCACAATATGGATAATTTGAATTAACCCCTTCACCGCAAGATGGGCACAATCCGATATTCTCTTTGTCTTTAATAAAACACCTTTCATCCTCTGGTTTTTTTGTTATCTGTTTCTGTAGAGCTGATATGACAGCCTCAACATTTTTCAGTGGTATATTCTTAAATGACTTAACCTCTTGGCATCCCATCAATTTTGCATTTTCAACTACCATTGATAGGTCTTTCGCGATTCCTTCTTCAATCATCCCTCTGCCTCCTTATATGGCTCCGGTAATGGCATCCATGCCAGCACGTCCAGTTTATCCCACCCGTCAGTAAATGATGCTCCGTTCCAAAATGCCCTAATCACACAGTCTGTAGTTTTGACAGACACTAAATATATCTCCAATGGCTTGTTATCATATATTGGATTCTCTTCCGGTTTCTTTGGGAGCCGTTCCGAAGCGGGAATCCACGCATCGCCCAGGGCCGCAATAGCTTCCATTGCACGCCAAACTCCATTAGCCGCTTCCTGGTCATGTTCTTCTCTTTTTATGCGCTCATACAGTCTTGCTAATGTGTCGATTGCTTTTTCTTTTTCCAAATATTTTTTCATTCTCGTTCCTCCGCTAAATGTGTGTTTTGGTTACTTGGACGCCTAGAAAAATCAGGACATATTTCAGTCCTATCATATGCCGGTCGGAGAAATGCTTTCGTCATAGGTAATGGATATTTCTCCATGTCCTTTATTGCTGCCATTCTTTGGCGTTCTGAATTGTCACTATATTGATTTTTCATTTTGTTATCTGGCAATTTAATTCCCCCTTGCCTGAATGTTATCCTTGGTATCGCATGTGTAATGCATTCCGGGTATTGTTATAGTTCTAGGGCATTCATCCACATAATCAATCAACCCTATCTCTTTCATATCCCGCAGATATCCCCAGATAGTAGAGCTTGACGTATATCCTACCCCGTCCCCTATTTCTCTGGTTGTGGGGGGATAATCATGCTCTAACATGTATTGCTTTACAAACACCAGGATTTTTTTATGTATTTCCTTCAACTCTCCACTCCTATCCTCTCATTCCTTCTATAAGCGCTTTCCGGTTCTGCTCTGCTATCAGTTCCCTAACGGATTCTTCCGGGAATGGCAGCTGGAATGTACGTTCCTTGATTCTATTGGTTATCCTGTCATCATATCGCAAGTCCTGCAGGCTTAAATTGCTGGTGTACATTGTTATCAGCTTGTCCTGGTACCGGCCATTGATGATGCTGTAAAACCGTTCTCCAATCCAGTCCTTTGGAATCTCCGTTCCGAAATCATCTATCACCAAGACCTGTACAGTGGATAACGCTCTTAACAGGTCGCTCTCGCTTCTGTCCTTATCATCCCATGTGGCCTTAATCTCGTTGATAATCTGCATAGAGCCGGCAAACTTAACCTGCATCCTGTATGTACTGACCATCTCGTTTGCTATGCTTGCGGCCATTCGTGTCTTGCCTGACCCCTTGGTCCCGGAATACAGGTACAGTCCCATTCCGTTGCCTTTCATTTCATCCAGGTTATCCAGATAGTATTTAATGGCTGCCCCGGTATTCCTGATTACCTTCCGGCTCTCATCCTTCCGGTATACCCCCAGGTCGAAGGAACGGATATCAAGGTTTCTAAATGCCTCAGGTATATTGGCAAATTCCAATTTCCTGTTCGCAATCTGTCGTTCCACCAAACCACAGTCACATCTATATCCGCTTTCCCGGTCTTCGTCATCAAACCAGTATATCCATCCGGTGCCGTGGCATTTGGGGCAGACATCAGAAGCCATCAAACCCTTCCCCGGCTCCTTCGAGGTAGTCATCGTTGTATGTCTGCGTTCCTTCTGTATTCGGCTGAGCATTTCCTGCAATGGGTCCATCTCCATCTCCTTTCAGGTAATCCGCAAACGGCGTATTTGGGCCAAAAAAGGTAGCCGCATGTTTGATATACCGTTCTTCCGTGTGCATACTTTTACAATCATCAGCGTATCTTTTAACTGCTGTTTCCAGCTCGTCCTCTGAAAATCCATCAGATAAGCGCGCCTTATATGCCTTATAGGCCGCTGCTTTCTCTTTTTTTCTCGGGTACGCTTGCCACATCTGCTCAAAACGCACACAATAGTTTTTTTTATCTTTTACATTATCATTTACATTATCATTTACATTATCATTTACATTATCATTATCATTTACATTATCATGTTTTTTTGCTTCTGTTTGCTTTTCAAAAAAACCATTTGCTTTTTTTGCTTCTTCCGGTTTATCAGAAGAAGCACTACCTTTTGGCCTTCCTCCAAGTTTCCCAGCTTCTCTTCTGGATTCTATCATCTTCTGGTACTTCTGATTATCTCTATCAAGCTGAGCCTTAATAAAGCTAAAAGCCATTTGTGTCATTCCATCCATCTGAGGAAGTTCCTTGTCTGCTGCATATAACATGATAGCAGTAAACAGATTTCCTCTCTGCTCCATATTTAGCAGTGATATTTGGTCTATATTCGCTGTATACATTACAAAACTGTCTCTCATAATCCTGCACCAAACATACTCAATTGCCCAGGAAATCCGGTATCTTTTCTTTTAGTGTTCTTATTTTTTTTTATAAAGAGCTGTGCGCCACGCTCTGCCGCCTTTATGCTCTCTATCCGGCTATTCTGGCTTTCAATCCATTTATAGGCTTCCTGCCGCCCTTGTGCATCATCAGGAGGTATATAGTAACCTTTCCCTTTCGACAATGTAAGAATCACCTTATCGTGTCTTAACATTTCAATCGCGGTTCGTATGTCTCTATCTTCTTCTCCTGTCTTAGATACCAGTTCATCTCGGTTCAATGCATTCTCTTTTCCTACAAGGAGCACATTATATACCCTTGCCTGAACTTCTTCGCTAACAGTTCGTTTATTCTTCAAATAATCCCTCCTTTCGGGCCGGGTAAAGGAGGTTTGACAGGTCCCGGCCCAGGGTCAGAAAGTATATCGTGACATATCAGCATTCTGACCAGTACTCATTTCCGTTGTATGTATCATCCCGCAAGGGGAATAGATACCAAAAATGTCAGTTTTATGGCTTAAACTTAAATGCATGACCTATTCCGATTCCATATCTTCCGAATACCAATGCTTTTCCATATTCTGCATTCCATATTTCTATGTATTTCTTTGGATTTGTATGTTCGGCTTTGGTAATCCATATTAAAGCAAACTTCCAAACCCACAAAATATAAAAATCTCTCCATTTTACTTTAAAAATAAAAGGATGTTTCCTATCAATCATAACTTTCCTCCGGTTATCCCAGAAATTTTAATTATCAAACTTGATTCCGTACACCTTATATCTGTCCTCAAACGCTGTCATACCAATGCTATGCGCTTCTGTATGGTGCTGCCGGCATAAGCATATTTTCCGGTACTCCGAATCATCAACCTTCCTCCGGTCATTACCCATGCCGATAGTATCTACATGATGTATCTCTCCATCTCGACCGCATATAGCACACTTACGAAGCTTTAAACACGCATACAGGTAATGTCCTATATCATCGGTACGGTTAAGGGCGAAATCCAACAACGGTATTCCCTGCTCCAGCGCATAATCCAACATAGTATTGATAAATTCCCTGGCAGTATCCATAGAGCAATCAGACAGTGAAAAATATCCGCATCCGGTCCGGTTGATATGTAAATACTTAAGCCATTCTTTCTCTACCTCAGGCACGTTCCCGGAATAGGCGGAGATGTCATTAACTGTGGCATAAATCTTTTTGCGCTGGTCTGCACTTATATGTCTACCATCGTCAAGCCATACACTGCATCTATTCATGTGCTTATCAACGATTGGTTCCATAAGATTTTTTCCAGGAATAAATATCTTTAGATACGTTCCCTCTGGAACAAGCTTGTATGCTATTATGTCTGCTGCCTCATGCATATAATCACCTCTTTGGGTCATTCCATGGTAGTTCACTATCCTGCATATCATTCGGTGGCTGCATTACTAACTCCTTATCTGGATGTTCTTTCAGCTTTTTAATTGTTTCATTTGCCTGGGAATTAGTCATATCATGAATATCAGTCAGTCCATACTTTGATAGCACATTCTTAATCCCTATTCCTGTCCGTTTCAGCTCCAGGAATATTTCATTGATATCAGATTCAGTAATCAAATCTGGACTATTCTGCTTGTTATATTTAGTTCTATCTGAATCCCAATAAACATCAGCACCAATTCCAAGCTGCTTACACGCTACCGATATAGCATCTGTGGTTGCCATTTTATAGCATTCGTCCGAAACATATATGCCGGATTTCTCTTTTGATGCAAACATGCTGCCGCCGTTTCCGGGAATTGGTTTAGACCATTCCCCGTCAACCTTTATGTATAATTCGATATCCACAAAAGCCGCTATCTCATTTCCTGATGTTTCTAACCACTTTCGTGTAGGTATGTAGTACCACCCTATACCACATGGACCGAACTGCTCAGTAAGGACTTTTATGCGCCACATGGGGTTGATATCGGTCATACCACTTGTACGTCCTCCCTTAATGGTTTTCTTGGCGCTATCCGGGACGGAACGGACCTGCTCATATAGTTCAAGATTTTTCATCCGTATCCTCCTTCATCAGCGTTCCTACAACATATATCACAGCTTTTTCAAGTTCATTTCTGGCAACACTCCCTATGCTTAAGTGGCTTTGTCTATCTCGGAGATAAGATACCATTACAGTACCATCAATCATCTTGTGTTCCAGATTCATGTTTTATAACCTCCTTGTAATGCTCTTTATTCCGCTTTGTGGCTTTCTTATTGCATTTATCGCATACTTCCCATCTTTCCGGGTCAAGGAAACATCCACAGGAATCGCATTGGTAGTCATTCACAATATTCATCAAAAAAAAATTCCGCCTCCATCACAGCCATATCCTCTAATATTTGGTCATAATGCTCTTTTACCTCAGTACTAGCTGCATTGATGGCCTTTTGTGCAGTCTCTTTTCTAAAACGTGTCCAAAGATAGTGATATAGTATCTTATACTTATCTTCCATCTTGAAAACCTCCGTAATCTCTGATATAATCAGATTGAGTTATTTTTTGTATTCGGTCGTTTAGCCCTTCCAGGCTGACGACCTTTTTTATTGGCTTACCATATCCGGTGTACCGGCTGGCATTCACCATTGCCCCGGCCCGGTTGGTTCCATTCCGGCGGCGGCTCATAGCATCACCGCCAGACATATCACCAACAATCCGCTTAAGACCATCACCACAGCGGTTAAGCCACGAATAATCATACGGTCTTTCTGCCGTGGGCTTAAGTGTGTTTTGCCAACAGGTATGTATTTAAGCTGTTTCAACAAATTTCATCTCCTTCCCGGTCAATTGCAGAAGTATCTGCAATTTTTCTATTGTCAGTTTTTGAGGGTTGGCTTTACGCTCTCTAAACGAGCTTGTGCAAAACCCCAAATACAAGGCCAGCTCATTATCATCAAAGTTATTTCTTATTTTGGCTTCTTCTATCAGTAGCCGTATGCTGTCCTTTTGCCATTCTGACGGCTTCTTAGATTTCACTCTTACTTCCTCCTTAATTGCTAATCTTGCATCTTAGCAAAACGCTCAATATCAGTTACGCGACATTTAAAAGCTAAAATGCCGTCTCTATCATATAATGTTAAAAAATTTGCCTCATCTTCGATATCAACGTTGGAAAAATAGAATTCATTGCAATCAATTCCCTTTGCAAAACATTCATGAGTCTTTACATATACGCTTTTATACATAATTTTTGCAACCTCCTTTTAAAATCTTAATTTGAATACTCAGCACTTCTTCCCCGGTTCTGGCCGGTATGGTTCCGGCAGTGGCATCCATGCAACAACACTTTTCATTTCTTCTCTCCATGCCTTATTTTCGCTATTATCACCGTCAGCAACTATGAACCATTTTTCGCATTCATAATAGCAGTATTCAATATCGTATCCTCCAAATTGTTTTGCAAATGTTACAAGGAAAAATTTTGGTTCATCCGGCAACTGTTCCGATACTGGAATCCATCTTCGACTCTTCTTTTCTTCCAAAACAGTTATTGCCTCTTCGATAGCATAGTCTTCGGGTTCTGGATATACATATCTATGCCCAGACGCAAAAGCCGGAGCACCAATCATATCTGCATAATCCTGTAATGGATTTTGCATACCTTTTAGTAATTCTATTGCTTCTTGCTCTTTCATATAGTTTCTCCTTTTCCATAGTTAAATGTTAAGTTGGCGGCGGCCGGAGTCGAACCGGCACCCTCTTACTTTCCACCATGGTTATGCCAGGAATCGAACCTGGACCTGTGTGCCACACACCGCCATTAACTCTTAAAATACTGGTAAAGCGCTATTGCTATAATTATTAGTATCTCTGCAAAAACAGTGCAAACAACTCCTGCAAAAAATGGATTGATGTACATCGTTTATCTCCTTCTCTTCCTCTTGATTCCCCGGCTCTTGCCGTTCTTCTTAATCCTGGCTTTCTGCCCCATTCTCTAAATCTCCTTGTGTTCCTGTGTTGATGTTGTTCAGTCCGGTGCCATCCTGGGTTATATAATCATAAGACTGGAATATGTGTATCCAATAAGCATTAGTGCCTATAAATGCAGCTAATCCAATAACAAAAGTGATAACCCACGCATGAAACCATCGGTTACTGCTTTTCTTGGCTTGCTCGATAACCTCTACAGCAAAATACTGCTCCAGCCCTTCCCATGTTGGCTTGTCCTTCTGGTTTTCAATGTTCATAAATTTTTTCCTCCTGTGCTTGCGTAATACAGGAGAAAATGGTAAAATATTCCTGTATCCGCATTAGTCTCATTAATGTGTGATACCGGGGTTATCTGTGTGCTAGACAGGTAGCCCCACCTTTCTTTTGTTTCCTTGCTTCTGTGACTTCCTTCATTAAGAAATCCAGCCACGGGTATTTTTCTGCTTGCATATGTACAAGTTCATCAAATGATTTGTCACTAAGTGATAAGCAATCTTCATAAAATTGAGTTCCTGATAAAATAATCTATTCCTCCTTACAAGCTAATCTGAGAATTTGCATTTTCTATCATCTCCGACAAATAAAAAGGTGCTTCATAGCAATCAATAAGTTCATGTGCATCTGCAAGATACTTTCTTTTTAACGCTTTATAAGACACCGGACGTCCTTCATCGTCATAGATACCAAACTCTCTTTTAATGCATCCATAAATATCTCTGTAGACCTTATCCCTTATTTTGCTGTCTTTATAAGCTTCTGATTTTTTCCCTCCCAGAATTGATACGCCTTTTCTCTTTACGTGATTGGAAAGCTCATCTGCTTCTGAACCATAAAGAGGGATTTCAAATTCCAGTTTGTCCATGCGCTGCTCCATCTTAACCTGTTTCTGGTCAATCATCAGGATTGCTTTCATTTCTGTGGACATGTTCGGATTTTCATAATATCCATTCTGACGGATGGATGGGAGCACTTCATCGAATACCCATGATTCAAAGCGTTCTGCTGATTCCAGTTTACTGTGGGTGATTAGGCGGTACATGTCTCCTTCGGGGATGACATTGACCTCCATCTTCTTATCAGGGTTCTGCGGATGAGGTATGCCCTGTTTTAGGGTATACCGGCAATGCATTGCTACAGCATTTGCAGGTTTCTCGTATCCTAAAGCCCTTGCCACATCACTTGCTACAAAATAAATCTTCCCTCCAATCTCTACTGTTCGTATCTGCCCGAACTCGGCATTGTTGAAAATCTTTAAATCGTTCATTTTATATGTCCTCCTTGATTGTCTTTTTTCTCCCCCTGTCCTATACTGTATATACAGGCGTTGCCGCGCCGAGTACATAAGAAAGGAGATAATATGTCTGAAAACGCAATGTTGCTTCTTCGTAAAATGGCCGATGAATTTGATAAAACGAAGCGTAAATCTTTTGATTCTGACTTTTATATTGCTTTCTCTGATAGAATTATTAATGAATTAGAATCATATGGATATATCATTTGCCGAAATGATGTTATAGCTTCAATAGAATTAACATCTGCCGGATACGAAAAGGCAACCAATTAATTTCTAAGAGCCGTCTTGTCGGGCGGCTCTACTCCAATCAGAGTATTTGTTACCATGTCAACCTTCCCATCTTCCAAAAATTCAAAATCATTCAAGTTAAAAGAAATGGTAATTTCTGGATTCCTACCTGCTTCATGAACATAAGAAACGGATGAAATACCTTTCCCTATAGATTTTCCACATAATTCAAAATAGGTATGTTTTCCATCGCTCACCAACCTAAACTTTGGTCCATTCATCATCTTTCACCTCCTTTAAGAATTGCTATTGTTAGCACTCCTGGAATCATCAAGAAATTTAACAGCCTTTGAAATTTGCGCTTTGTTGCATGTACTTGCAACCTTAAACAACTTAAGCAATTCAGGATTACTTTGTAATACTTTACTGATTTCTTCCATTTTCCCTCCTTAAGAACTTGTTGATAAAATACTGCTGCCCTTTTCCAGTAACTTTGGTAGTCTTGTTTATCCTTACGGAGCCATCTGGATTATTCACTGTACTTTCCTTCACCTCAAACAATCCTGCCTCCATACTGCGTTGTGTGGGCATATTCCATTCAGAACCATTCCGTTTAATGAGATACCCGTTATCTCGCAACCAGGAAAACAACCTTTTCTGTCCGATATCTACGCCGTTTTGTTTAATCAGCTTAGCTAAGTCACCAATAAGGATTGATGTATGGCTGGTTGCCACAGCATCGGCAAATATCTCTTTCGGCTTCATGCGTTGTACATCCTCCAAGAGTACAGTATTTTCTGATTTTAGCTTGTCAATGGTTTTGTCTGCCATTTTTAACGCCCTGGCAAATACCTGCTCCGGCGTGTTCCATGCCTTTTCCAAATCAAGAAAATACTGGCGAATCTGCATTCCTTTATCAGTTCTTTGTAACATACAAATCTGTTTTGCCATATCTACTGACAAATCATAATCTTCCACTTCTCTGGAAACTTCTCTATTTCCTTCAATTTGAACCCGTACTTTTTTGTACGGGGTTGAATAATCAACTCGCTCTCTAAAACCATATTTTATGTATCTGTCAAACCACTTGCTAAATCGTTCTGTTCCAGAAAGCCCTCCTTCGCTTGAAAGTAAATCATATAAATCTCTTGCCGATACGGTCGGCTGTTCAGCATCATAATTAATTTTTATTATTTCTTCCATTAAACCTCCTCCTCTAAGAAATACTGTTGGTAGTGCGCCGAGAATCCTCAAACGCTTTTATATCATCTTCACTTATACGGTACTCCCTACCAATCTTGATTGCTGATAGTTTCTTTTTTCGAATCCAATCCCATACAGTAATGACCTGTACAGCGTATCTATCAGCTACCTGTTCGCAGGTATACATTTTCGACAATTTATCACTTCCTTTCTTGCGTTTTGCATGGTTTAGCCATATAATCAGATAAAAACGAGGTTTACCATATGGCTATTGATGTAAGTACAATTCATATTTCTTTTTGCGATAAAATTGCATTGACCCATATCAGAATCAGAAAACGGGTTCGTATAATTGATATAGATTCTCACAAGCATTACAAAGTTCTCGTCAAAAAATCTTTAATTGAAAACATCCTAACCGAAAACGGACGCCCACGTCCTACGGAATACTACAGAGTTCATAGCATTGGATATGAGTACATCAATTATCATTCGGAACATAGGTTTGATTCTGTACTTTGTCCTATAATTGTGACCATCCTAACCAATATAGTAATAAACGTATTACAATGGTTGTCACAGCAGCTATGACCGAGGTTTGTATGCACTCTTTCCGCTGTTCTCTGCTCATATTCCTGTAATGCTCAATAATTTTTTTGAATATTAGCCTCACCTCCTAAATAATACTTGCGTTTACTTCGGTTTAGTGATATACTAAGTTTACCAGACGAGGTACATCACTAAACCAATACAATGGCATTGATTTTACATCGTTCTACCGCTGTATAGATATACTATACCACTATACACCGAGGTAGTCAATACTTTTTATTGTGTTTTTTCGATGTATTTTTAAAATACAAAGAAAGGGGTAACAATGTACGAAGTTTTTGAACTACTTCTGAAAAAGTTTGGGATAACGGCTTATAAATTCTGTAAAGACACAGGCGTATCCCAATCAACAATCTACACTTGGAAAAAAAAGCATTCGCTTGTGGGGCCAGAAATAGGAAGAATAATTGCAAATTACTTTGGAGTCACTATTGACTATCTAATGACTGGGAAGGAGGAATCCCCAGAAGCAAAGAAGCCCACTCTTTCTGAATCAGAAGAGCTTAATGTTATTACTGATGTTGACAAAATTATGGACCGCATAAGGAACAAAGAAACAGTTGTCCTGAGGTTTAATGGAGAGGATTATTCAGGGGATGAAGATGAGGACAAATTATTAAGAGACTCGCTATTATCACTTTGCAGGGCAGCTATTATCAAAAAAAAGCATGATGGCTTTGGAGAGTAGCAATTTGGAGATTATTAAAGATACCGTTTTGAAACTGGTCGAAAAATACAATACCAGAAATCCATTTGAAATTGCAGACTATTTAGACATGATTATACAAAAGAATGACTTAGGGAAATATTCAGGTTACTACATCGAGTATGAAGGAGTACCATGCATATGTATTAATTCGAGAATAACAGATAAAAAATACATTGATATAGTCTTAGCTCACGAAGTTGGTCATGGAATATTACATAAAGGAAGTGAATGCATGTTTTTTGGTGGTACTTTATTTAATCTTGCTAAACCGGAGAAAGAGGCCAATATATTTGCTGCTGAACTATTAATATCAGATAAAATTATTGTTGAAAATCCAGGATTAAACAAAGAACAGCTCGCTAGTCTAACAGGATACAGAGAAAAGCTTTTTGATTTTAAACAGAATATTGAATCAAATGTGCAATTTTGAAAATGGATTGGAGGCACATGGATGAATATTTTCGATGCATTATTAGACAAATTTAAATTGGAAAGTACTCGGTCAATAAAAGAACATAATCAAGGACTTTCTAATGACAATACTATCCCAAATGGAAAGACTATTTATTTTAATAATGGTATGATGTATAAGGTCTATCCAACAGATGAAAATGGTTGGTATGATGCAAAATACCTTGTTTCTGATGGTGTGATGTATGATTTGGAAAATGTAGAGGACTTGCGGAGAATAGTTGTACCAAAATTTGGACTTTTCGATGTAATGGCAGGATATGGAGTAACAGGCTCTCTTGATTATGTTATGAGAATGAAAGCCGGAAATTTAAGAAAAAAAGGGCTTGTTTCAGAATCCGATGAATGTTATCGCAAAGCTATTGACTTAATGCAAGCCTCTGGGATATCATACGATGAAAAGACTTATTTATATTTTGCAAAAGACTTATTGAGGGAAGGCCGTTTTGAGGAATCCGAAGAAGAAGAGAAACGTATTCATAAAATTTATAAAGAAATCCAAAGAAAACAAGCTTATCCTTATGACACATTATCTCAAAAATTATTTTTTCATGACTTGAATCAATGTAAGCTTTTCAAAATAGATTATCTTGAGATTTTTTATGATGGTGCTTGTTGTTCAAAATGTGCGACATATCATGGAAGGGTGTATTGCATTTCTGGACGGGATAAACGTTTTCCTAAGTTACCTGAATTTGTAAAAAAGACTGGAAAAGTCTGTGACGAGTGCCATACTATGGCTAGACCATTCTATTTTCCTGATTATAACACTATAGACTATCGGGGAGAAGAACTTGATGCAATCACAATAAGCAATCGTCCATTTATAGAGGATGATAGGAACGACTTAGAAAGAAAAAATTATTTAGAGTTAAAAAAGAAGAATGAATTTAATAATCGTCCTTATATAAGTAATGACGAAAAAACATACTATCGTATAAAATACGCTATTCCTGAAATTGCTCCAAAATCATTTAATGGTTATATGAGAATGAAAAACTCAAAAAGTAAAAATTTCATCAAAATAGTTGAAGAAGCAAAAAAACAGGGAATACACATCAAAATAGATTAATTCGCCCCAGGCGTTTTAATAAAATGCAAAGGAGGAGCAAACGAATATGAAAATTGATGCAACGGAATATGGGAAGGATTTAGGGGCAGGAATCAAAGAAGGTTTAAAGGGAATAAATACAGTAGCCAGCCCAAAAAAGAAAAAGGTAGTTATTAAACTTATGTCAATACCATTTATTGCTATTCCACTGGCTTTGATTGGAGGAATGGCGAAAAGTGATTTTATTATAGGATTATCACTTATTCCCATTTTATGTTCTGGATTATATCAGTTTTACATTGGAAATTTCAAAAAGGGACTTTTATTTACATTTACCATTGGCCTATGTTATATTGGTATACTAATTGACTTGTTCAAATTAAAAATAACCGGAACCCTTACGGATTCAAATGGTTTTCCTATAATCTATTAATTAACTTATGTTTCGACATGGGACACATTGCGTAATATCAAAAGGTATGTAGGGCAATTAGCCGATAGCAAAATTGCGCTGGGCGTTTTTTCCAGGAAAGTACATATCAGGATACGAGTAACCAGGCACGCCCGTGTTTCCTAATCACAAAGAACTTTGATAATATAATATACTTACCCGGGCAGCTGGTAGGGCGGCTGCGGCACCCGTCCTGAGTCTTGACAGGAGGGGATGCTTATGAGTACATATGAGGAATTGCAGTTAATTACATCCGTGGCATTACTAATCGTTGCAATCCTGACTTACACACATAAGAAATAGCCGCCCTGCTCTCTGGTAAAGATTAGGCGGCTATTTCTTAGCTAAATGTTTTTGCCAGGGCGGGGAGCCTTAACCTCCCTTACTGGCTGTCTTGTTAAGTATATTATATATCAAACACGGAAATTTTTCAATAACAAAATGAACCGGCCCCTGCGCCAACAGGAACCGGCCTACATACCCGAAGATATGCACTATAATTCGCAACTATATTGTACCATCTTCGGGGCGGCTTTGCAAGATATTTGCGGAGCTGTATTTTTTATACCTATTTTTAGGAAAATCAATTGAAGGAGGAAAGAGAAATGACTACAAAAGCCCCGAAAAAGAAAAAAGGAGAACTACCATCCAAAAATATCCGCGTACAATTATACTTATATACGGATGAAAAAGGTAAACGACATTACAAAAGTTTTGTTGCCCCATCACGAAAAATCGCACAAGAAATGGCAGCTAGATGGAAATTAGATATGAAGGACAAGCCCATAGAACAATACAACGTACCGGAAGAGGACGAAGAAGATATTACAGTTAATGATGCTATTGAACGCTATTTAAGCGCCAAGAGCGGTGTTTTAAGCCCTTCTACGCTTAGAGGGTACACTGGTCTACAAAGACAGTATTTCGGCGGCGCATTTGGCCAAAAAAAGCTTTCTGAACTGACAAGTCCAGCTGTACAAATATGGGTAAGTAATTTAGCTGCAAAAAAATTATCTCCAAAGACGGTGAGAAATGCCTATGGTCTGTTATCTCCAACGCTGGAAATGTTTGCACCCGAATTAACTTTAAACGTTAAACTGCCGCAGAAAAAACGTCCTAACTTATATTGCCCAAATGACAATGATATTAAAAAGTTGCTGGACGCTATTAAAGGCACTGATTTGGAGATAGCTGTATTACTGGCTGCGTTTGGTCCACTTAGGAGAGGGGAGATAAGCGCTCTAACCGATAAGGACGTGGATGGAAAAATTATCCATGTAAGAGATAATATGGTCAAGGGGCCAGACAATCAATGGTACATCAAACAGCCAAAGACGGATGATAGTACACGGGATGTAGAAATGCCAGCATTTGTAATTGACCGGATATCTGAAAAAAAAGGAAAGCTGGTTGATATGAACCCGGATTACATCACACACCGATTCGGGCGAGTACTCAAAAAGATTGACATACCCCATTTCCGCTTTCACGACCTACGGCATTATGCCGCATCCATTATGCACGCTATAGGGATACCGGACCAATATATTTTGCAGCGGGGAGGATGGGCCAGCGATAATATTATGAAAACCGTATACAGAAATGCAATTGACTCTGAAACCGTCCGGCAAAATAAAAAAATTAATAAGCACTTTGAAAAATTGAACAGTATGTAATAAAACGGCATATTTTTCGTGTTGCATCGTGTTGCATATATCATAAAAATTATAGTATATTCCTCCGTGCAGCTTCTTTTGCAGCAATTCCAGCT